ATAGGTTGCGCTTGGTGGGAAATATGTTACCACTGTAGCTGGTGCTGTTCCAAAACTACTGAATGGTGATCCAGTTGCGCTTCCACCCGAAGTTGTGTCACCTTCACTGTTAACCCAATTTGTGGTAAACACCAATTGTGTACCCGAACTAGCAGTCCTTGCGTACAAGGCAATATTGTTATTGGTATAAGGTGAGGAGTCTGCGTATTGACGATATATCAGTGTATCCGACGTAGTGAGTTGATACCAACCAGTTGTGGTAGCTAATGTATTAGGACTTCCTGTGCCGCCAGATTTTTGAGTGCCAGTATATGATGTGCCAGCAATGGTCTGTGATGTTCCATTGACCCGGCCGGTAAAGAATATATCGCCAGTGAGTGTGTTGGCCAAGTCATTCCATTCTGGATCACCGCCATTGCCAGTTGATGTTTTATTAACTTCCCATTTAAATCTGCCACCGGCGTTGAAGAAATAACGTGCGGCATCAGCAGAAGCAAATGAAATTGTATGGGTAAAAGTTAATGTGCCACTCCAGTTACTGGTATACGAAGTAGACCCTGAAAACGTTGTATACTGTGAACCTGTACCCACTGCGTTGCCACGATTGGTGGTGCAGTTTGTTAAGTCAGTGTTGAGTGCGGCTAAAATGCCAATGGTGTCGCCGGCCACAGGATTGGTTCGGCTGGTAATAGTTGTACCAGTCTGGCTGCCTAAACTAGCAATACGATTATTTAATGTTGCCCACTGTGTGGCAGTAATAGTAGCAGATGTACTGACTGTGGGCACTGCTGTTTCGCCATACCCTTTATCACCGCTACCAGTGCTCCAAATGTCATTGACATTGGCTCCTGCGTTGGTACTTACAAACCCGTTATAGTCTGTGGCTAAAATTAAGCTACCCGATGAGTATGTCATTCTCGCTTCCTAATAATTATTTAATTGTTACAATAGCTTCAACTGTACCAATGTTGGTATCTAGTTTAGATGCTAATGCACGACCGATAACGTTAAAAGCTGTAGCTTCGCCAGGTAAAGCAGATCTAGCAATACCATTGCCAGCTGATACCAAACGATCACCTTTATTTACAATACCTTTAACTTTCACTGGAACTCGACCAGTCATTGCAACTGCTGGATGAGTATTGTTATCTTTGCCTTTGCGAGCATTCATTAAGTAACCGGCACGATCACTAATAACTCCAAACACATTATCGCTGAGTTCATTTTGTGCTTTTGTAATTTCTGCACTACCACCAATTTCAACAACAGTACCTGCGTCAAGTACTTCGTCTGATTCAAATCTCTCTGCCAAGTCAGCGTATTCAGCTGATGTAGCAGTACCATTAAATTCAACAGCGTAAATTGTGTTCCATTTCACAGTGGTTGAGCCCATGTTGATGGTGGCATTTGCACCTGGCAATACTGTGCTACTTGCACCTTCAAGGTTAATTAAAGTTGTTGTCACACCACCATCGTTAACACGTAATGCTAGATTACCGTCTTGTGTCTGGTTGCTCAAATTTACTGTTGTACCTGATATAGTAACACGGAAGTCACTGTCAGCACCAACTGCAAATCCGGTATCATTGAGCACACCCAATGTTCCACTAGTAGTATCGTTGGCGTCACTGCGCAAAAATTGTGCGCTGTCCAACCCATCAAGTGTCTGTGAATCAAGTGCAGTACCTTGGAACAGTGGTACCTGTGCGCCAACACTGCTGGCCAAAGTAATGCCTGGCTTTACTGTGGTAAACCCTGGAATTGCGGCAGCCGGAGTAAATGCCGCATCTTTACTAACAATGCCAACAAGACTGTCTTCAACAAACAATTTAATAACAACGTGGCTAACTGCAACGTTGTCGGTGATGGTATCTGCAATTGCACCAGTAACACCTTGGCCAGATGTAAATGCTGGTCCAACTAATAAGAATCCAGTACCTGTCCAAACTTTAAGTTGTTGGTTAACTGTATCGTACCATAAATCGCCAGTGACATTACTAGCCGGTGCTGATGAACTAGCGGTTGCACCACTGATTACTTTGAATACGCTACCGTTATAAATTTTAAGTAAGTTATTGCCCTTGTCCCACCAAAGTTGGCCGGTCAACGGTGCGCCAGGCGCAACACTGCTTGAACTGTTTTCTAGCCCATGGATAAAGTTTTCATCTAAAAACTCACCATAGCCAGCATAGTTCTTACCAACAAGTGTCATTGAACTTGCGGTGTTAATTGTACCATCTGCTACGGTAGCAAAAATCGTACCATCAGTTAGATTGATTGTATATGCCATTTTTTACGTTATCCTTTTACGCTTCTGTTATTTATTCGTTTATGCAACCGTTAGGTTAGTTAAAGTTTGAATTCTTAGTGTATAGTCAATTTGTATTTGACGATTCAGACTTTTTTGCACCGGGTGAAAAATTACGTGAGTAATCAATCTGAGATTTGTTGCTGATCCATTCCAAGTTTTTAATCCTAATTCATCAAAAACAAATTCTCCACTAAAATTTGTACTATTATCAAATGGCTGTTGCCCCGGAGGCTCGCCATAATCTAACAAACAGGACACTAAAATGTCTGTATATACAGTACCTGAAGTATGTAACACAGTCATTTTATTGTTAGTTGGGTCAGTGTCTGCACTGCTGTTATCGTTGACAACTTTTGCATAAGTTTCATTGTACAAATCAGCATTTTGTCCAACAACGTTGGGCGGCAAGTAGGTGATAACGCCAGTGGGGTCCACTGAGCTTCCACCGTTGCCAAACGCCATTTGATAGATGTAGCCGATACCACGATCACTTAGAGTCTGTGCCATAGAAATACTGATGTTTTCATAGTGCACTGCGTTCTTTTTATCAACCAATACTTCGCCAGTTATTGGATCATGGATTTTAATAAATCCCTCAATTTTGCATAAGCCTGGAGTTATCATCCACGTTCCTCCACAAACACTTCTTCAGTGTTTGGATCAAATATTTTAAAATGTGCATTGACTGCAATGGTACCAGCATCATTCACAGGTTTCTGTGGATTTGCTGGTTGTTCAGTAACATGACTATTCTCGGATTTTGTTATCATGCTTTTATTTACCTATGTTAAAAACCTCTCAAAAACCTTGCGGCTTGAGTATTGGTTTCCTGCAATGCTATCCCATCACTGGCAGTGGATTCGCCAGGCTCATACCAGCTCAATCCACGACGAACCTGTACCGTTACTTGGTAACCGGCTATTGGGGCTGGGTTAAAGAACACAGTTACTGGACTATTTGCAGTTAATATGTAATCAGTTGATGCAATTCCGCCAACGAATACCAATACTGCGGCATTGTCAATTGTTTCTACAGAAATATCTGTAACAAACTCTTGTTGTTGTCCATCAGCAATCTCATTGTATGTTACAAATCGATCCTGGTATTCAACCATTAGCAAATTATCTGCAGTTAAATCATAGACTTTATCCCCGGGGAAATGTCCAGCTTTTGCAGTTCCGCCAGTGCCACGCAACAAACTACTGAGTGTGTTATTTTCAAGGTTAATGTAGCGATACATAATACGTTCACCACCAATCATTACAATACCCCAAAGATTTACAGTTAAATCTGGCACAGGCAACACTGATGCGTTATTGACATAGATTGTGTCATCATAGTCACCCAATGTCACTGTTAATTCAGTGGTAGAATTATCTGTAATTCTATAAGTGGCTTGCACACCGCGCATGTCTTGAAATATACGGAATGACAATTCATCTGGTACAACAGTATCGGTGTACAAAGTTACTGCCAGCACATCAAACTGCCCAACTGGCCCTGAATTAAGTATCAACTCTTGATCTTGTATGGTAAAGTCAATGCCATCAAAAAGTCTAAAGCCGTTTAACGTCACCCATAAACGAGACGAGTTAGTTATTGTTCTGCCAAGTTGGAAGTCGTTGTAATATACAATAACACCAACTCCATAGTCGAAACTGCCTGGCCCAGGAACAGTGGCTTCGTCAAATATGGTTTCGTCATAGGCCTGATATGTTACCGTGCCTTCGGACAACGGGCCAACATACACCAAAGTTAACAAGTTTTGTTCGCTGGTATCATTCCAAGTTGTAATTGCTAAAACATCACCAACTTGTAGACCAAATTGGCTGTCAACACGGAACGTGATTTCGTTACTACTTGAATCAAGGCTAACAACGTATTGAGCACGAGTACTCACTGCAATCGATACTGATGTTCCCGAATCCGGGGTATTAGCAAGAATAACCGATCTTGGTGAGATTCCATCCCAAACCGTAACGGTAAAATCTGTACCCAATGTTTGATTTAGCCCATTGATGTATACTCGTACGTCATTGTCGGCAATCAGTCCTTGACTATATCCTCCACGTTGTGGTAATAAAAAGTCTGCACTACTACCATCAGCAATGTACCCAACACCTTGTGCTGGGCGTGCTCTAAATCCATTGTTAGTAACTACAATATTATCTGGGTTAGAATACTCAAGGGTATTATCTAACGTGTATGTTAGTTCTGTGGGGTCAGTAATAGTAATATACTGAGTTACTGCGGTACTCCATGAGCGTTGGAAACTATCATCAGTTACTCCCAATGCAACAATCAACACATCATCAAATTGATTTAATAGAATACCAAAATTAATTTTAGTGTCGGTTATCAATGATTCATACGTGAAGTTTGTAAAATTTGAGCCATTTATAAACACAACAATTTCATTGATTTCATTGTAGGCTACCGGTATTATTGTGGTAATACCAATGTCTGCACCGTTTTTATTTTCGCGATACAATTGGTTGCCACCGCCTAATCCAAACACATTAACTGCAATAATTTCGTTGTTGTTAACACCACTAGTAAACGTAATAGTTTGAGCGTTATAGTCAACTGTGTAATTAGTAATTGGATTCAGATCCAATTGCTGTGTTGTGTTAGTTACCACTACCACAGTGGGATATTTAACTGTTGTTCCAACAAAACTAATAGTCGGTGTTGTTGAATTAAATGTGTAGAATTTTGAATCTTGTGGCCATCCGTGTCCACGGCCCGTCCAATCAGCCCCTGGTCGTGTAGTTACCTGAATATCCACAGTATCAAATATGATTCCTGGTATAAGTTCTTCTGGCGCATGGCTTTCATATGGTCCAACAAATTCGCCACCACTGACATTGATGTCTGTGACACGGGTTCCAAGATATACATCGCTAAAGCTACTACGATATTCAGCATCTAAGATAGTGTCACTGTAAGTTGGTCTTCCGTCTGGCCCATAACTAATATTATCAAACGGCGTGACGTCAAAATTACCAATATCAAATCCAGTGTTTTCACTAAAACTCACTGCTTTAACTTGTACACCTGGGTACTCGACCCCATTTACTAATAACGGTAAATCGAGTCCAGGGGTGTTAACTTGAGATACATAGAATCCCATGGTACGATCAACGCCGCTGAGTTCGCTGGCTGGCACTGATGTAAAGTTATCTGGATCAAATGTATCTGCTGGCAGCACTGTGCTGTCTGTACTAGTTGCTTGCCACACGCGATTGATATAGCGGACCAGTGTGCCATTTTCATATGCTACGCCTGGTTCCCAAGGTACCACAGTACTGTTATACTGATATCGGTCATACTTGATTGTGGTGATGATAGTTCTCACCAAAGAATTGTAGCAAACTGCCACTGCTGTAGCACCGGTGCCAGCGCCACCAATTAGTTCAAGAACCGGAGTCAACACATATCCTGTGCCGCTGTCCAGCACGTTTAACGCAACTACTTTGCCAGCACTGTTGATAACACTGACTATAACTGCTGGAGTAATGCAATCACCAGTTACTGCAACCTGCGGAGGACTGGAGTATCCCGTGCCGCCATCAATAACAGATGCAGATACCACAGACAACTGGTAATTGTTAAACCATTGATTGTAAGGGAATGTAGTCCACAGCGATGATGTACTAGGAATGCTACTATTAGCAGACATCTGCCCGGTATCATCTAAGATTGGGCTCACAAATTGTGGTACTGGCAATGCAGTATCATAAAATGCTGGCAAGTCAAAGTCGGCAAGACTACCTAAATAAATGTCATTACCGTTGTACGTTAAGTTAAATTCCCTAACCTGTACATGGTATGGCTTAACTTCCTGTATGTAGTCCAGTACGAAATCCTGGTTATCTTGACGATAAATTTGATAAGGCACCAAGTCTCGAATCTTATGATCAACATCAATTAAACTAGTTTTAGTTATCCATTCCGGACTGTTTGTTTCTGACAGTATGAAGTTAAACATCAATACTAGTGCGCGGTTGCGCTCAACTAACAATTCATCAATGAACAATTCCTGATTAATTGCCTGAATTACTCGGCGAGTTTCTTCAATCGGTGCTTGGTCATAGTATTGAGCATCGTAGACTTCAACGTCAAACCCAAATCGTCCAATTTGGTAATTCCATAAACTTTCTGAGAATGCAATGGTGCCATCTTCTAAGCCAACACGTTCCCAGCCTAGATCAGTTAATAAGTAAATTTCAAATTTACCTTGTGCATTAGCAGTAACTTGTACACTTGAACCCGGTGGCACAGATAGTGTTGATAAGCCTGTATAGTTTGCTACTTCGGTAACAATGCTGGTACTGCGGTTATACCCAATTGCATACCAGTTAATGTAATTCCAGTAACGCGGAGTATCATATCCTTGTACACGGTTTAGTTGTAATGTACCATAACTGATGTGCTCGTATATGGTCCATAGACCATTCTGCGACGAATCACTTAACACCAGGTACTTGTACCCAATAGGCACAATTAACAAATCTTGATAACTTAATTCCTGCAAGTCAGCTACAGTTTTGTTCCAAGCGCCACTGGCAGCAGTGGGTATTGGCTCTGCACTGTCTAATAGATTAAACTTGCGAGTTTCAGAAATTGGATACTGTGCCAGTATTCTGTTAACACGTTGTAGGTAATTTTTTAATGCCCCAAACCGATCAACAAACATACTCTGGCGTGGACGAACCTGAACACCAATTTGTTCGCCTAGACTCAACGTAGGGTCAGGAACTAGATTACCCAATGTGTCTGAGCCACAGAAACTGTCCTGCAGTTTTCTATATAATCCAGCACTGATAAAACTATCAGTTTTATCTTGTGCAATTAATTCATATTCAAAGTGAACATTGGCATCAGTTAGTTGTTTGTCGAATTCAATATGTATGATTGAGTTTAATTTATTAATATACTCAAACCCATTGTAAATTGCAATGGTACTACCATTCAAACAAGCAATGTACGGAATACCACTACTTCTGGGATTCTCAATATACTGCGCAACTGATTCTATACTCAATGTTTTGCCAGCTTTGGTAGCCACTGCTCGTAGACCCTTTACCCAGAAATAATACAGTGTGGCAAATGTACCATTCACAGTCAAGGATGTGTTAACGCTATAGTTAATCAGGCTAAACGGAGTTCCTTCTCCAGTATATTGGCCTGGTGGCACTTCGCTTTCAATCCATTGATATACATTAACACTACTGCCCGGGAACACATTTCCCCACTTCTTGCTTGCATAAGTAATGTCATCTTGATTGGGATCAATAAATCTCACCGTACTAGTGTTCCACCAAACTTTACCAACTTGTGTGGTGTACCAGGTATTCTTACTATCAACATTACCAACATTGTACAATGCTGGGTCTACTCCTGTGATAAAATCAATGTTGCGCTGGGCGGCACCTAATATTTTACCTTGCAGTGGGTCAAAAAAGTCAAAATATTGTTGTGCAGTGGTTTTTCCAATATCATAGATAAATGTTGAATTCAGTAGTTCGATCTCAACAACCGGTTGCTGTCTATGAACTACAGTCCAGGCTTGTTTTAATGTTGGGTTTGAGAACAGTCCAACACGGCCATAGTTGACATTGCTGGTTGTGCTATCACCAAGATCGTCTCCCGGACTTCCAACCATTAATATGCCTGATACATAATTCACTGATTGACCAAACAAATCATATTGTTCAATTTTTGTGCCGTCAACAATTTGTTGGCCAAATACAAACTTGCCGGGGTTAGATGTTGAATCGTTTGCACTTGGCAAATAGTCAAATTCATACACTGCACCACTGTTAAGATATGTTGAATTAAATGTTGTTGATCGAGCGTCAAAGGTGGTTGTACCTTTATCAAATGTCACTGGCAACACTGTGTTTCCCTGTGGTGCCCCAATAATCAATGCATTTGCACTGCTGTCAACACTTATTGAGGAACCAAATTTTGCAAACTCAACTGGGTTTGGACTCTCAATTGTTTGGGTGTATACAAAAATTGGAAAGTTCAATGTTGTCCAGGCGGTACCAAATCCAGGTGCCAATGTCAATCGTGCCAAAGGAGTTGCTGCCGCAAAGTTTTTAACAGAAATAGTTATGATAGTGTCACTACCATTGGTGGCTGCCACCGCAACCACATTGGTAATGTTAGCTGTGGCAATATCTGATATTAAATCATCAATGCTGGTTCCAGTTAACGTCACTGGAATATTGTTGATCCTAATACTGTTGCCAACTGTAAACACAGTATTTGTTGGCAATGTTGTACTAATTGCACCATATATTCTACTTTGATTTACGCTACGATCAACACTACCTGCGGCTGGTAATACTGTGTTATCATTTGGTGAGCCAATATACAAACTACAATTATTAACACATAAATCAACAGCATACCCATAATATGCATCCTGGCCTGGCGTGTTGGCAACTACTTCCTGTAACAAATTAAAGTTATTAGTATCAATGGTAACAATATCGCCAACATTTAAAGTTACATTTGATAGTAGCGTAACTGTGTTACTAGCAACAGTAAATTGACCGTTGTTGTAATTTTCAGCATTTGATAAAAACACATTATTCAATATAACACTAGTTGGAGATACCAATGTGGCTTGCGTAGTAAATGATTTTTGGGTTGGATCACTGACAACAAAATTTTCAATACTACGATCATATGCAAAAACTTTACCAGCTTTGGTAACTGATCCAACGTTGGCATAAGGTGCACCAATTAGTACTTGTTGACCGTTTGTGCTAGTATAAACACTATGCCCGAATCTTGCACCAATGTTGATGCTAGACGGTTTAATAATTGTTGACAATTCAAAATAGGTCTTTGCTCGAACAATGATGGTAGACCCAAACGCTGGAATAGTAACAAATGTCAGCTCGTATGGGGTCAATGAACTGTCAGGAATTGCACCTTGATATTCATAGTCTAATTTAGGACGCTGTAAAATTCCGTCGACATATACACTAAAACTCCAGATATTTTCTGCGGTATATAAATTGTCTCTGAGCTGGAATGAGTTTGATGTGGATGCAAATCCAGATACTGATACACCTTGGACGCCGCCCACACCACCCACTCCAATCACAGTTAACGTAAGGTTGTTTGTTGGCACAGTACCGCCACCCACGTCGGCAGCTGAAATAGTAATTGTGTCGCCGGGCGCATACGAAATGCCAGGTGCAGACACAGTAACCGTATACGCTCCGCGAGTTCTTTCAACAGTGAACGTTGCACCGGTGCCTGAACCTGAGGTACTTATTGGTATTACTTCATAATAAACATTATGGTCAAGTTGTACTGCAACTTTGCGTTGAATTGTAATTAGATTACCAAGTGTTGGAGTTTCAGTGATCACAACGTCTGTGCCAGATATGCTATAGTTGGTGTTTATAACTAACTCTTTGTTGTTTAAAACAACAATAAGTTGAGAATTGTTATCAAACATGATGTCGGCCGCTGAGAACCTGTTTGTTAATCCAGTTGCAATATAAGATTTATACTGCATTTCAATGTCAACGCGACCAAATGCATAAACTTCGTTGGCGTCGGGTGCACCGACATAAATCCATCTACCATCAAGGCTAATTGAAACACTATCACCAAATCTTCCAGGACCTGGCTGATCATACCCAATCAACAACTGTGTGATTTCAGTGGCACCAGTACTAGGGTCTTTATACACTACTGCGGCGTATCCAGTGTTGTATAAGCTACCGGGCGCTCCAACGACTCCCCAATCAGCTGAGGCCATTGCCACTGATGCACCAAATTCAGAAGTGTTTACTGTGTTTAACTGTAATAATAAACTGGATGCATATAGTACATCCTGTCCCCGACTATACACATATACTGCACCATTTGCGTCAAAACTTGGCGTGCCAACTAATGCTCCGGTATTATCTTTTGATTGTGCCACCGATTGCCCGTACCCAGCATTGATGATTAGAGTTTCGGGTTCCAAGTCAATGATTGCTGAAAATGGTTGTTCTTTTTGTAATACTGCCCAATGACCGTCGCCAATATTATCAACCCAGACAAATGCACCAGGGAGTAATTCTGCAGAATATGTTAGGTTAAGTATGTCACTGGCTTGAGAAACACGCATGGTGTCTAACTCAAACGCAACTCCTATTCCAGTTAAATTAACAATGGGATCTGGTAGGGTAAGTTCTATTACAATAGAATCAATGGTTGGCGTAGACAACACACGGTACACACCGTTGACTGCTGGATCAAAGAACTTAATAATTATAGTCTGATTAACTATCAACAAGTGCGGAACTGTAAACTGTGCAACACAAGTACCGTTAAGGTTGTCGCTTAACTGTGTAATATTTCCAGGGGCCAGCGAAGTACGATAAACTCCCCAATCATGATTATTGATTTTTGCAACCCAGATTTTTGTACCAACACCAATTGTGTCAAGATCTGCGCTTAGGCTTGTTGGATCGTTGATATCAAATACTGTAATATCTATATCATCAATATCAACGTATCCAGCATTGGGCAATGTTTTGTCATTTAACACAAGGTAATGGGTTGGCAAAATATCCAAATTGGTTATTTTATAACTTTCTTTCCATATATTGTCAACTAATACAGTCTGATCAGCATTGCTCTGTTGTTGTGGCAACACTATTTCAATGATGCTAGGGTTCCCAGTTAACTTAGATTGATCAAGTTGTAATTCAAAGAAGCTACGATTTGAACTGGCACCGTACACTCCACGTTGAATTGCCCAGTTTTCGTATATGACATATTCAGCCGCTTCTTTTCCAAGATTAGCAAATGTAAATAGTTCAGCACTGCGCACAGTTCCTTTTGTCCCAAGAAACTGAGAATACAAGTTAACCTGACTGGTATCGTCAAGATTCAATGCCTGCATGTATTGTCTTGGTCTAAAACCAATTAGTCCATAGCTTAACAAGTCGTTGTCAGTCTCAAGATTGGCATTATTAGTATTATAACTATTCTGCAACTGATTGGCTTTATTTGGTAAGTTAGGTAACAATCCTGTTTGAATGCGTGTGTAATCACTTTTTAGCCAGTCGTTGTATTCAAATTCAGTTTTAGGTTGGACAATGGTTCGTGCACTCCATATATTGTTCTTGTAAGATACAATTTGACCCTTGGTGTATCGAACATTGGCTTGCCACTCTTTGATATTGTCTTCATTTAACACAAACCCCTGTGCATCAACTGTGCCGTTCCACTCAGTGGTAGTAAAGCCTATCAGCAATAACCGACTTTGTCGTGCATTAGTAATTGGCTGATATATTAGGTCAGCAAACGTACTAATATTATCTAACACAATCAAATGTTCAAAATTTGTAAAGTTCAGTGATAGATAACTGATAGTTTTTTCAGTTGGGCTGGTGATTGTTAACGTATTTTCCAAACGTTCTATAATGAGATTGCGCACTGGCAATCTTGATCTATTTTGGTCCTGAATAATTGTTTCTGGGGATGTTTCAATAATTGTATCAGCTACAGCCAGGGGTTTGACAACCTGTATGCGGGTTGCTGCCGGATTCAAGTTAATAATTGCGCCAACACCCCATCCTTGTTGACTCCAGTATAAAAATTCCGCAGCCATCTGCTGCCAATTTAATACATATCCGTTGTCAATATTGTCAAAGATTACTCCTTGTTGTTTTAACAATTCGCCATAGCTTAATAGGAAGTCGCAAACAACCGATGCATTTGTAAATTCATAACCGTACGGAACTTGGACCACTGTGGATGTGTATTGTATTGGAACTTTAACTGCTAACCCACCTGCAGATATAGTTGCAGTAACCCCCGTCGCTTGGCTTACCAAGATGTTAAAATATTGGTTTAGTGTGCTATATCCATTGACTGTGTATCCAGCGTCTGTTTTCTGAATGATGACCGAGCTGTAAACAATGTTTTCAAATGGCTGATTTTTGTACAACAGAATACTGTAACTTTCATCTGGCAACATTAAACTGTTGTTTAAACTGTTAGGGCTTGACTTCTCACTATAAATTTTTAAATATTGTTTATCACTGAATGACGCCATGCGGTAACATAACCGAACATCAATATTGGCCAAATCTGTGGTTAATTCTGTAGTGGAATTTTTACCAAGTTGTCGGTTGTAGTCAACAATCCAATTGATGTAACTAGCTTTGCTAACACCATTCCCATAGATTTCTAAGGTAGTTGGATTAAATCTATAACGTCCGTTATACAAATATTGTCCAACTTCGTCGCTGTATTTGTATAGATCACGGTCAACAAACAAACTAAAGAATTCAGCCGGGCGAGTTAATGCCAGCAATCTCATTACTGCAAACGGATAGCTACTACTATTATACCAGCTGGCCTCAACTGGACCAACATCGCCCACAGTCCAACTCTTTTTAAACTGTAGTTGATCATAGTTTCCAACCACACTGTCAAAAGGACTTAACAATGTGCCTTCACTGCCGCTTGGTATAACTGATGTTAATCCATCACGGATATAGGCCGGCTTAATATATGCTCCAGCTGGGTCATCCACAAGACCTGCCGCAAGATCATCCCACAGCACCAAGTTTTCGCCGGTGTATGGTGCTGATCCGTAACGAGTTTGCCACCAGGATGGCTCTTCGGTAAACCCTAATAATTCCCAGGGACGGCTGCTAGGATTTTCAGTATCGTAAAATGTACGATAAATTCCGCGCCAGGCGCCTTGCAACGGTTTGCCATCAAGTTTATTGCCTGCGCTACTGTAGTTGTAGGTGAATTCATTTCCGGGAATATACGTTTGACTTCGATAGTCAAGTTTATTCCACCCAACCCAGCTTAAGAAATCTCTACCAAGCATGGTTTGAATTGTAGACGCACTGTAATCAGTTTTTCTAAATTGGCCCGGTATCACGTCAATTGTGCTCAGCGGTATCGTCGAACGAATTTTTAAATTATTAAAAATTCTATTCTCAAACTCAAGCAATACCTCATCACGTATATCACCAAAGGCCACAGTAATACTACCATCATGTCCGCGTATTACTGTTCTAGCTTCAACATAGCTGTAATCTATATACACTTCCGGTTTGTAGGCTGGGTACAATCCCATCTTAGTAGGGGTATTTGGTACAAAATTACCGTAGGTTGCAGGAAATTCTTGTACACTAATTTTATCGCCAGGTGTTAAAGTTCTAATAATTGTAAAGCTAGGTGCACCCACTGTGACTACATAGTCGTAATTTATTTTTAATAACTCACCGTTCACATACACCAACAATCCTAAATAGTTACTGCTGTTAAAATCGTAGGTTTGTATTGTATCAAAAATGTAGGTCGAAATTGAAGTAAAAGTATATATATTTTCAGTATACACACTACCGGCTGGTAACATGTCACTCCAATAGAAAGGCGACAACGAAGTTCTTCCTGATGACACATCAACAACTGCATTGGTTAAGATCTCTGGCACCGTTAGTGTGCCCCAATCTGTTTTTACTACCTTGTCAAGTAATCTTGATTTGTATTTTGTATATTCCCGACTGTTAAATTCAATAGCTGAAAATACTTGATACTCAGACTTACGTAAGAAGTACCCAGTTAAAGTCAACGGGCTACTTTGTTGCAATAATGTTAATCCATAAGGAATAATATTACCCAAGTCTCTACTGTTGTTTGCACCGTTAATTTTGCCAGTGATCTGCTTTAAATTTTCAGCAATGCTTTGATAATGATTTCTAATAGTACCCAATGTAAAGTTTGACGAGTTTAAGTTCAGCGGATTACATTCAAGATTACTGGGCACTTGATAAAACCCCACACGGCTGGCCTGGTCACTAAGTGCCACAAGTTCAATGATTGTTCCTAGCACATACTCCTGCAACATTAGAATTTCTGTGCCTGTATCGGTCACAGTCACCACATAGTTGGATGGATCAATAAATGCACTGTTGGCATAGGCTTTAATTCCGGGATATTCAGCTTCGAGTATTACTGGAATATCCAATTTTAAAACAGTTCCGTCCCAGACAAAACTAAACTGTTGATAATTTTGGCTCTTTGCGGCAGCATTTTGCCAGCCCAACAACGATTGGTAGTCAACTCTTGAACTGTACTGTCTAGCAAAGCCCACGCTAATGTCCACAGTTTCGCTGACACTATCTTTAACATAAATGTATGTGTCAGTGTATAAATTATTATCAAATACAATATCACCAACGTTGTTTAACGATAGATATTTTAAGGGGAATCCCAGTACTGCATCTTTGGTACTACCAGAACTGCCCTGAGCATAGCTAAACAATTTTGATCCAACAAATGTTGAACTGGGGTACTTGGCCCTATTACCCAATGAAAATCCATCAACGTCATAGACATCAAACAATGGCGGTTGATTAACTGCTATTTTATCCTGTGCTGATGTCCAGGTGATCCCATCAAAGTAAAAACTTTTACCCTGTAGTGTAATACCATTTAAGCAAACCACAGTTTCGTCAATTAACGGCGTTGCATCTTCTGCGGGAACCAAGTTAATAACTGGTTGCTGTATCAACGGCAGCACAGAATCAGGTTTAATAAATTCTACACGATAAATTTTATTACGGACTTGATCGTCAATATCTGCGGCAAAAATAATCCGAGTTCCTGCAATCAACGAGTAGCCGTTAATGCCATAGCCTGTTAGACCATTGATATTGCTTAATGCATCAGTTTCAGTAAAATCAATAACATTAACTGGACGTTTGCCTTTAGTTCCAAACTGATTAATTTTTACACCAGGCCGGAATTCTAAAATTGGACGTTTGCCACGACTAATATTATAAGTGTCAATTGGTTGATTGTTATACTCAGATGTTGCTTGAATCACATCAATGTGGAACCAACGATTACTGCGAGTCCACGCATTTAAATCTTCGCTGGCTCGGTTGATGGTAATATAATCTTGCTGACGTGGTGCATTTAAGTTTGCATCAAAGTTGTCTGAGTCAAAGAACGTGCTGTCGTATGGAATTGTTTGACTGGTGGTATATGCTTCTGGCGTAACAAAATTCACTGTGGGCAGTAACTGGATTGCAGTACCCACCCCTTCAACATAATACATGTTGTTTTCAAATTCTGTTGGCAGTGTACGACCTTGAAATTGAACTTTTAGTCCGTTGGTAAACACCACCCCATTTGGGCTGGTGTAATTCTTTTTGCCAACAATATCTTCAATAAACAAATAACTATTTTCAGCACCAGTTGGTTCTTGTAATCGAATCTGTCCAAAAATTACTGGATTGGTGCTGTCTTGATAGTATAGTATATCAGACACGGCTGTCAGTGCTGGTACTTCAAGAAATATCCCATCATACTTGTACCAAAATGTACTAGCCCATTGTGTTCCAAACAAAATTTGAAACTTTTCCTTGTCGTTGATACTCCGAATACTAACTAATTGTAAGATAAAACTTCCGTCGGTGTCTGGTATATAATTAATTTGCCAAACACTGTACCGTTCGTTGATACTTGTAATTTCTGTATCTTGAGAAAATGAGTATGTGTCAAACGATCCCGGCAGTCCATTATTATTACTATTTGCAACTACAGGATCAAACAACGTTGTGATATTCCAGCCTCCCTCTGAACGGCTAGGGAAAATAATACTTCGACCCCGAAGGTCAGTGATTCCGTCGATGCCAGTGGGATATGTTGTTAAAAACTCATTTAACGGAACACCATCAATGTCTGCTGGTTTTAAATTTTGCCCAAGTAAATCAACTGATGCAACTTGAGTTAGGTTATAATAAAAATCCTGGGCATTCTTTTTTGGAACATTAAATGTTACAGTGCCAAATTCAGCACCATTATTTACTACCCCATACACATTTCTACTTGACGTGTTGGGAGACACAGGACTGCGCCCGTTGACGCCTGGGCTACTTTGAATCCAGAATTGGTGGCCGGCTTGGTTTAATTCAAATTTATAATTTCCGCCTCGCACTAGTGTAATAATTGGATTTGTGCCCGGCAGGTCACTAAAAGTGTATGATAATGGTGAGCGTGTTACTGTATAATCACCAGTAACTGGTAACGCATCATTGCCAACATCAACCGAGTCGGGTCCCAGTGGCAGCCAGTAATACTGACTAAAATTTACAAACTTATCAAAGTCGATAAACGGGTCCCACGTATAATAATCGCTGGTGAATAAGCGAGACGGTTTACTAACATCTGCGCCTTGTAATTGCAATGCATCTAAAATTCCTGGATATGTAATTGCATCGTTGGGTTTGTTGGTATTGATATCATTGATAATAACGCCCGGCTCAAGTTGATAATCAGTTCTCTCAACTGTTGGCTCAATTACATATTTGTCTTGGGGGTTTACACCAGGGCCAATTTTTCTTCCAATAAATCCCTGTGTTTTTTTAAACTTGGGTTCCTGTACCAGTTGGTCAAGAGTAGCTGACAAAAATTGTCGATTTGTTGTTGTTTGAAAAATTTCTGGTAAAAAGTCTACCGTTCTAACTCGAGCCATTAAATTACTCCACTGCCTGGTGCTGTTTTGATATTTGTACTAGTAAGTGCATCAATCACTTCTACGTTTGCCACAGTTGCGGCATTAACAAAAATTTCGTTCGGTTCACTTCGTATTTCATATAAATCGCCAAAGCTCTTTTCAGAATTTAAAGGAACTAACACTACTGAACTAATTATGCCTCCCATGTTGTCATGCAAATAGGCAGCGAGCTCGCTGAAGTAAAATGTATCGCCAAAGTCCCATTTGTCAATTGTAAAATAATTGTTAATATTAGCAATCACTGCACTCTTGATTTCGGTGGTGCTTGCTGTACTATTTTGTGCTTTGATAACTTTAATTGTTGCTTGCAGATATTCTGCGGCGTTGGCACCAAATAACGGTTTAAAAGTAACACTGTTTAACACCATATTATCGCTGATCATCTTATAATCTTGCAACCCACTGTAGGCCACGCTTAACTCGTCAATGGTGGGTTGTGATGGTTCAGGAACCTTGCCTGTGACGTCTCTTACATAATTTTGATATGCAGTGTAGTATTCCTGTGTTGCCAGATACACGTCAATAATATTTGTTGTGCCTGGGTCTATTCTGGCACTTAACGGAGCATTGTGACGATATTGGAAATACAACCTTTGGCGGCCAACTCTTGCAATATAATCATTGCGTTGAATTAATTCACGACTGCCTGTAGAAGTTAGCGTAAGTTCCCAGAAGGTTTTTTGACTATATGCATAGAAAATTTGTGTGAGAATGTATTCGCCTTTGACTAGTTCTATGTTATTTTTGGTGGCGTAAGCTGAGTTAACCACACCATACTCAACTAATAAGTATCGTTCTAGATTATCAAAGTCTACAGTCTGTTGGAAGAATACATATTTGGTATTGCTATTAATATTTGGTGCTACAATATCATTAAAAAAGTCTGGGTTATCAGCAACACCATCTGAGTCGCTGTCTCGGTAGCTAACAATGACTTGATAATCGTTGACATAGCCATCACTTTCAATTTCTTGACCAATGATGGTTAAGTCTGTATCGCCTTCTAAGGGAAGGTTACTGTCTGGTTTACTATTAGTTTTTAACACCCGAACAAAATCTTTAATCACAGTACCGGTGCGACTATCGTAAATTGGTTCTCCTGTGTAGAAGAAAAACCTAGTCTGTAACACACTGCCAAAATAGTAATTTAAACCACGTAGAACCACAGTATATGTTTCGCCATCGGTGGTAAACTGTACCATCCAACTTGCATCCACATTAGTGCCAGATGTGTTTCCAGCATTGGCTAAACTAAAAGGTTGGTTAACAGCTAAGTTAGTGGATGTAATTAGATACCATTCACCAGTTTGATTATTAAATCCAAGTCCAAAATCTCGATACAATACAATTTGTTCAATCATTTGATCTTCAAGTGACGCTGGTAGATCTGTGACAAACACTGGTATTACTACTGTTGCAATTGCTCCAGTTGGTACAAAGTTGTTTAATATCACCGGACCGGTTCCATCAGCTAGGTTACCGGTTCCCTGATTATCGCCAGCACCAACTACCAAGATTGGACTTGCCCACAACACAGTTGTTTCGTCGGCGCTGACTGGCACACCATACTTTAACCGCTTGTCTGAATCAAAGTAATATCCAGTTGGCGGAACAAATTTAATCAATGCACCTTTTGTGATATATTGTGCATTTGTGGTTACAAAAGACCCAACTGGCTGCGGCGAGCCAGTGCTGTTGTTAAAATAACCTGAAGACTCGTTGACTGCAACTGTGCTTTGCTGCCAGATCAAACTAAGTCCGGTAAGTCCGGGTCTTGGGAAGTCTGAGTAATAAAACTGTAAGGTTGATGGTGCTGCCAATAACGGTTGCAGTAAATTAGCAATGGTACTAGCAATATCGTTACGGCTAAACCAAGTAAACTGGAATGTTGGTGTTGCTTCAGATTCTTCATATAGCGCACCATCACTGCTGAACGTATTAGTACTAGAATACTTGCCAGTATTGTCTACTAGATCCAAGAATCGACTAGTACCAACACTGCTACGAGCAAGAGCTTTACTCTTCAGGATACTGTTGTAGGCTGTGAACGGAAAGTTATTGTAGTCTTCGCCGTTGACCATACGATTCTGTGTGTAGTATCTTGCTGGAGCACGTTGTTTAATTTCGTCAATACTTTCACGACTCTGTGCATTGCTGACCGGAGTAGTGATACCACAGGTAAATGTAATCGTTTCAAGTCTACCGGTGCGGCTAACATAGCTGATGGGAATAATCACACTTTGCATTTCTTCTGGATTAATGATATATGATAATCCATTTGATGCACGTACATACGCTCTAAAAAGTCCCACAGGAATTTCACTAAACACACCATCGCCAAAGTTGAGTGTGATTTGATCATTGGCGCGACTAGTCACCGCAAATAATTGTCTCAAGTCTGGTGCTAATTGTTCTACTGCGCCAGCATAAACGTTGTCAACATACTGCCACTCACCTTGAATGGTTCCAACATTATCTAATTGGTACAACCAACGGTCTTCGTTGTTAATGCCTTCAATGTTGATGTTTACTTGGCGGTTAGATATTCTTTCAGCTAGGTTAAAATCTTGGTTCTGTAGGACGCCTTGCTTGAATAAAAAGAAGTATCCAGTGTTTGGACTGCCAAACCCTAGTTGATCATTGCGGAACAACACATTAAATTTACCGCTGGGTTTGGGACTAGGTTCGTATATGTAGTCTTTGCCAACGGTGGTACTGTTCACGGCTTCAAATGGCATGTTAACTCCATCCACTGTGGAATTGTATGGCACAACTGGTAGGTATCCAGGTACAAGATTTATAGCATAGTCACTAGTGTCTATGCCTAGTATATTTTGACGATTACCCGGGCGTCCAACACGTTGGTTGCTGACTAATGACGCATTTAAAATTGTGGTAAATTGTTCTTGCCAATCAGTATTGGTAGGATCATTCCAGTCAACTGTGATATTGCTAAGATTAACTCCGTTGAAATCATACACTGATTCGCTGGTAGTCACTGAGAAAACTTTTAATAATCCCTGGGCCGCAGTGTTACGTTTTGGTGTATAGCTAACTAAATTACTTAAACGAACCACACTGTCACGGCGTTCAGCAGTGTCAAGGTAATTTTCACGAGTATTTAAGTCAGTACGGAATGCAAGTGCTTGTCCCATAAATGCCATGACATCCAGCAATGCAATAAACTCACTGCTTTCGATATAGTCATTGAATGTTTCTGGGTAATATAATCGTAGATAATCTACAAAGCTCTTACGTAGAGTTTCGAAGTCGTAGCTTTGAAAGTCAGCTTCGCGGTAGGTCTGGTAAATTCTTTTCCAGTCCTCAACCCCAAAAATTGCAGTTTGTCTAGTAGTACGTGCCATGGTTGTCCGTTGTTTTTATTATTTATGGACATCATAAACCGTACTGTTTATACGTAACTAGCTGTGCGCTGTTCTTGATCAAAAAATATAGCCAAGCGTTCTGCGTTTGTACTAGGGACCACACTAATCAGTAGCTCAAGTAACATGCCATTTTCTTGAGGATATGCATTGATACTCTGCACAAATATCCTAGGATCGCCGCCACAGACACGTTGAATTTCACGCTCCATGCCTGCTTGAGTTTCTTGTACCTGGCTTTCAAATACATAATCCCATATTCGTGTGCCGTAGGCTGGTCTTCCAACCAACTGACCTTGGCGTATGTTTAAAGCATTGAGAAGGTCTCGTTTAATTAACTCAAAGTCAACTAAGGTAAACTTCTTGTATTGATTTTGTGTGTTAAACCCAATAAATGTTGTCATAATTGATATTTATCGGTTAGACTTTATTGTTACCGATAATTTTTGTCACGTTTTCACTTAGAGTAGTCAACGTAACTGTGCCTGATACCGAGCTTGGGGTTTCTTGGCCTTTGATATTTTCTGGGAACTTTGCATCAACTACATATACTGCGTATTCTCCAGATTGAGCAATTATTTTAATATTGGTAACAATGCTTGCTGGTGCCTGTCCCTTGATCCATTGGGTTGTCACTGCGGCACCGTACTTTGCACTAGCCTGTACAATACCGCCCAATTCCTGCGAAGTTAAATTATTGATTGCAACATTACCAATACTGGCTCTAGTACTAGTTAATTGTGCAAGTCCCAATTGTAACAGTTCATACTGTATGGTGCTTTGTATTTTGCTGTCAGACAACAATACTTCCAACGATAGTACGCCATTTTTTCCAGTCCAGACTATGGGACTACTTAACACTGTAACAATATCTGTGCTGTTGGTTAAAAATCTAGATACTGTATCTGGTTTTAAATAACCCACACTTTCAAGTTGAGTTGGCGTAAAACTAAACTGCCCAACCCCGGTTGTATTGCTAACGGTATCTGCACTTTGGCCAGCACTTTTAGCAGCCTGGGCTATTAGACCTTGTATCTCTGTGGATTTAAATTTGCCAAACGTCTTACTGACTGCTGGCTGCTTGACAAAATCTGCGGCTGTGATGCCGTTGACCACTGGCACATTGGCTAATAAAACTGCGGTATTTGATAATTTTGCGGTTGCCATGCTATATGTTATCCTGGAAAGTCGCCCAAGGCTGCATTGTTGTCTGCAATTTCTTCATCGCTAAGAGTAGCATCGCCAGTGCCAGCATCAGCACCGTCAGGAGTAACACCTTTGTTATGATAAGGATAAGGTTCATGTGTGGGTGCCCGAGTTACAATGCTTTCCAATGCACCACTATCAACAGTCCAACCAGTGCCATCCTGAAATGATGTATCGTCTAGTGTGGTAGTGGTTAACGGGGTAGGTGCATCAACCGAAGCTGCGCCACCGCTGTTTAAGTTTATGGGCGCCCCTTCAAATGTCAGCGAGCCACCTGCGCCCCAGCTGCCTTCACCACCAGATTGTAATGCTAGGGTTCCGTCACTAAGGACTCCAATTGTGCCTTTGCTGTATATTTTCATGTCGTCAACACACATGGCTGTTAATGAAGTAGCACTTTCTAATACCATGGCTTCTGAGCTTTTCATATTAATTTTGCCGCCAGCAAACATGTTAATATCTTTGTCAGCATGTAAATTAATAGTTCCTCTAGTACGCACATTAACACTATTAGTTGAATACAAATCAACTGTGCCTTCTTTTCCAAATTCCATCCAAGTTAGGCCATTGGCATGGGTAATGTAAAAACAATCACCATTATCGCTCATGGTGATTTGATGACCTTTACTGGTTCGGATACGAATTAAATTATCCTTGTTGGTGGTGTCACCGTCATCAAGCACAAGTGTATGGCCACCGCGTCGGCCTATGATTTTCATGTTGGCTGCTGTAGTTTGTCCAGATGCTAGATTGGTGGAATCAGTCTGCGTTGCTCCGCCTTGATAAATTGGCCGACCCGGAGTACTAACACCAAATACACGACTTGGACTTTCTCGTTGACTACTTGAAGTGATAGCGCCGCGTATAGTATCTGTGTCTAGACCTTGTGCAAATAAAATGCTGGCTTGAACGCTGTGAACCGGTTTTGGTTGGTTAAAAAATCTAGGATCATTGCTAATCCTTGCGTTGGCACTGTTGATCTCAATAACCGGCAGTTGCTTGGCATTGGCAAACAATGATTTTTGTGCATCGTTGTCGGCATTAAACTCAGTGGCTGCACCAATAGCCGGCACCATGTGATTAAGTCCCGGTTGTGGAATACATCCAACATAATAACCTTTGTTTGGATCGCCGCCGATGAAGAAACAAATCACTTGACTGCCAATGTCAGGGGCAGTGAACCACATACCATAGCTATGCGGGTTTCCGTTGGCAAACTTGCCCACGCCACCGCTGGCACCTTGTTGTGTCTGCCCATAAAACGGGCTTAGGTAACGCACTGTACGCCACAACGATTTATCTGACTGCGGTATTTTAGATGTCACAGTGCCGTCACCAAACTGCTCTATGTACACCTGAAGTCGTCCTGTGCGGGTGCCGTCAACATTGTTGACCACAGTACCAACATACGGGCCACCCTCAGCAGGCATGCCGCCACGATCAAATTTATATCCGGTTCCGCGACCTTTACTTCGTCCTATATTCTCTGCCATTTATCAGCCTCCTCGTGTTTCACGAGCAATTAATTGTTGTCCTTCTGTGGTTGATGCATTTCTAGCATTTACTAGTTTAGAATATGCATTGTCCTCAGCAAGCGTTGCTTGGTTGTATGTTACTTTTAAATCTGCCGCAAGTTGTCTAGCCGCAATCCAATTAGTTCGTGCTGTTGGATCAGGCGTGGTGTTGGTGGCTCCAGGGAAGTTAATTGAGTTTGATGCGTTTACTGCATCCTGCCAGTTTACCAACGCAATCAGACTAGTTTGTTGTGCATCCTTGTATTCAGTTTCGTATTGACTTGCATCAATTGGAACCACAGTGCTGCCTGATGCTGGTAATGCTCTGGGAGTAACTATTTCATTTTGTGTTACAATATCAGGATCATTGTCTGTCAACCCAGTGGCGCCAGCGGCTGCTGGACTAGGCGGGCCGTCAGCTAACCCAACTACCACACCGTCGCTGGTGGGAGGGCTTGGTTGTTGTGCAGGGCTTAATCGATATTCTGGTTCCTGACTAGTCAAGTTAAAACTGGCTTCGGTGGCTGAAATACCGGCCTGGTCTCTAACATCTGTGTTTGTTCCTGGATCAATACCAGCCTCAGGTGCAGAGAAAGGTGTTGATGTAATGTCCTGTCCGGTGTTGCCTATGTCGGCTGTTCGAGCATCTGCGGCAATTGCATCCTCAACTGCTTGCTGATTTTCTTCTGCTGTAGTTTCTGGATAATAGGGATCAATGTCCCAAGTTGGTACTTCTTCAATTTTAGGTATCAATGTTTTACGCAACTTACCTTTGAGCTCCTGAGTAAACTTACCTTGTTTGAAAAAACTAGTAACTTCATATGCATAATAAATGTAACTTTGTCTAGCACGTCCTGCAATACCACCAGCACGGTTTGCATTGTAGTTATTTTGGCCTGGGTCTTGAAGACCAGTACCAATATTATAATCAACTGGCAGGTTAAAATCTATTTCAAACAAAATTTGTTGTGCATCATAATTGATGGTACCGTCAGGTAAAAATGCATTAAAATTAAACTGATTTGGTCTAAATCCAGCAAATGCTTCGCCTTGTTGAAGCCAGGCAGGATCACCAATAATTTGCACTTTTGCCTCGGCTTGATCAGTTGGACTGTACAAATAATCTGCGGCATTGGCTGATACTTCGTTGGTTTTACCACTGGCTCCTTGATCACTTTGTCCACTAGTTGGTTGATAAAATCGTTTGGCCAATTCTCGTCCACTCGAAGTGATGCTTTGTGTGGCTACTCTGCCACTGATGACTTCGTAATATAATGCGTTGAAGTCTTGCTGAAAGTCTAATACCTGGGTGTTTTCTCCAGTGAACCAGTAAGAATACTGTTTATGAATTCCAGCAAATACCGGTCGCGGAAAGTACACACTTTCTAAGTTGTCAACTTTGTAAGGACTAATAATAAATTTAATCTTATACGCAAAGTCATTGCGTTTGGGATCAGATCC